TCACGTCCTCGGCGAACGTGGTGGCATGAAACCGGCCACGAAACGATACGGTTTCCACCTCACCGTGTAGAAACTGCACCACGGGGTGCTCACGATTGAGCGCGAATTTTTCGGAGTAGGCCGAGCCTATGTTTTGGGTCAGGTCCTCGGGGTGGAATTGGCCGGTGATTGTTTCCACCGTGTCATAGTTGATCAGGTTCCAAACCCGTAAATAGTCGGTTACGCTCGGGATAAACACCATGCCTAACTCCTCGAGTTGCCCGCCATTCTAACCCCGGTCTCGGTAGAGATCTTGGCTAGGTAAGGCTCGTGGGTGGCGCCGTTGCGCTCGAACACGTTTCGCTTGTGGCGAGCCGTTGCAACCGAGGCCGCCTCACCGTCAACGCACATTTTGTTGGTGATATCTAGGGTGCGTTTGTCCTCGACCTTGACGTTTGCCATCAGCTCTTTATCGGCCGCCTTTTCGCGATCTTTGGCCTCCTTGCGTCGCCTTTGTGCAACGGTCCCGAGGGCAGTATTCGCCGCAACGATGTTTTCCCGAGTGGCCTCCTTGTTTGTCTGCTCGAGCATCTTGGCGATTCTCACCGCCCTTTGCTCGGATTTGATCCCGCCCCGTTCCATGATCTCGGCGATCTTTGAGCTCGTGGCTAACGCCTCGCCTTTGCCCGATATCTCAAACGCTGGCATTTTCATGCGCCGCTTGCGCCGCTCGGTGGCGAGGTCGATCACGTTGTCGACCACCGCGGGCTCCTTGGCTGCCTTTGGCTTTGCTGGCGGTGTTTTTGGAGCTCCCGAAAAACCAAACTTGGCAAACTCGTTTAGCTTTTCGAGATTCTTTGGCGAGATCACCTTGCCCATAACCGAGGGCATTGCCTTGGCCAGTTGCACGATCCCCTTGATCAACATTCGCGTTGGCAACAAAACGATGTCAACGATCGCGAGAAAAATGCGCTTTAGGCCTTGGGTAAAACTGCCTTGGAACAATTCGATCACGGCCTTTGACACGTTTCTGACCGACTCCCACAGGGCCTTAAATGGCAGCAACATAACGGGCAATCCGGTGCGGGCAAAAAATGCAAATACCTTGACGATCCCTCGGATCATAAACGAGACTGCAACCAACGCGCCTTTGACCACCTTGGCCACGACCTCCAACACCCCAAGGAATTGCTCGGCGATCCACGCCACCACGGTGCCAATCGTTTGGCCGATCTCGGCCCACTTGGTGGAGGTGCGATCGGAATCGTCGACAAACATGTCAACGATATCGCTCCAAAGGCCAGAAAACGCCGATAAAACGTCCTTGATGGTTGCCCAAACCGCGTCGAAAATGCCAAACATTTGCGACCACACCGAGGCCCATACACTCAACAAAGGCGATAGGGCCGCCGAGAATCCGGACACAAACCCCGTAACAAACGGCCAAACAACGGTCGTAAACACCCCAACCACGGCTTTGATCGCCGAGCCCACGACCTCCGCGCCCGATTTGAACACCTCCCACAAACCGGAGATCCGGGCTTTGATTGCCTCGGCGATCCCAAACTCACTCCACACGAGCCGCACCGCTTGCCAGACCGACCGGGCCGCGTCGACCACCCGCGAAACCGAGCCAACCACCTCTTGCCACGCGTCAACCAAAAACGGTTTGATCCCGTCGGTCCAAACTTGCGCGGCCCATTGCACCACCGTGCCAAACCCTTGACCTATCAACGCGAGCACCGGCTGAATCGAATTGGTCCAAAGCTCTCGGATCACTTGGCCCACAATGCCAACCCCGCGGCTTAGAGCGTCAAGGGTACTCTCGCCCTCCTCACGCCAAAACATGAGCATACCAGGCAACTCGGCGAGTGCCTGCTTGGCAGTATCAAACACCACCTTGGCCCGTTCTTTCCAAACATCAAAGGACCCAACAGTATCTTTGACCGCTCCCCACAACCTCCAAAACGTGTCGGTGATTGATTCGCCCTGCTTGCGAAGCAACAAAAACGCAGTACCCACCACACCAATGGCTACGGCCAACGGCCAAAACGCCACGGTCATGACACCACGCACGATCATCATGATCCCGGTCAACGCGGGTTTGAGAGCCGATAGGATCTTGAATAGGCCCATGATTTGAGGCAGCACCACCGATTTAATCACAAACCCAACCGCCGAGAATCCAAGAAACACAGGAGCCAATGCTGCCGCCACCACCGTGCCGATCGTGGCAATGCGGGCAAAGTTGGAAAGATTGCCCTCGCCCACCGTCTCACCAAACCGTTGGCCGAAGTTTTTGACCGCCGCCACCGCCGTATTGAATCCGGCCTTGATCTCATCGATCGCCTGTAACACCCCCTCGGCAATCAATCGAGCTGTGCGCCCGTGCTCTTTTTCAATCTCGTTTAGCTTTTCCTCTTGTAGGATCACCGACTCGGCCGCGGCCTCGAATTTTGCGGCCTCCGCCCGTTGACGGATCAAAAGCTCGAGGTTTGTAGCGCGTCGAGCCGCCTCCGCCTTGCCAAGCTTTTTGCCCTTGGCCCCAAGAGTCACCAAGGTGCGCAAATATTGACGTTCCATTTGCTCGCGTTGAAACGCGGTCAACTCGCCCTTTTCGTTTCGCTCAATAAACGCGTTGATCGCGTCGAGCTGCGTTTTGCGCTCGGCCTTTGTGAGCCGTTGACGGCCCAAGTTGCCTTTGACAAACTCGGCAAAGCTCCTCGAACGCGCCCGTTGTTGCTCGCGGGTTAGCTTTTCCTCGCCGATAATTCTGGCTTGGATTGCCGCAATCCCGGCTTTGGCTGTGGCCTGTTCCCGCCGAGCTAAACCACCTAGCAGCTTGTTTTGCTCTACAATCGCGGTGGATTCCCGCTTGGCTGCCTTGACCGCCGATAGGGCCGCCTGCTCTCGGATTTGCTTTAGGCCTTGAACCGCAAACAACACCGAGTTTAGGGCCGCGGTCATGTCTTGGGTGGTCTCCTTGAACACACCCAAAAACGGACCGAAAAACTCAATCGCTACGGCCTCCAACGAGGACCCGAACAAGGTCAACGCCCCAAGGAAGTTGTCGAGCCTCTTGTTGGCCATCTCCTGGGCCGCACCCAAGCCAAAACTCGAAGCCTCGAGGTCCTCGGTCAACATGGCCATTTTCTCACGGCCCGCGAGCGATAGGGCCGAGTAGGCTTTTGCACCGCGGAGGCCGAAAATCTCGGCTATCATTGCGGCTCGCTTGGTGGTGCTGTTGACCTTATCGAGCTTCGTTTTGAACATCCCGATTATATCTGGCAACGGTTTTAGCCTACCTTGGGCATCCTCGAGCTTGATCCCCATATTGGCGATCATTTTGTTGGCTTTGGCACTCGGTTTTGAGAGCTTAACCAACATATTCATAAACGAGGTACCGCCGAGTGAACCTCTCAAACCCGCGTCAGCCATAAGACCAAACGCCGCGGTAGTTTCTTCGAGGGACACGCCGAGCGCCTTGGCTTGCGGCGCCCCGTAGGTGAACGCCTCACCGAGCGCCGTTATATCGGTGTTGGTTTTCGCCGATGTCAACGCCAACACGTCGGCCACGTGGGAGGCCTGCTCAATCTCGAGGCCCATACCCTTGACTACGCGTGCAACGATATCACTCGAGGTCGCAAGGGAAATACCATCGGCCGCCGCCGCCGCCATGACACCGCCAAGGCCATCAATGACTTGCTTGGTATCGAAACCGGCGCGGCCCATAAACTCCATAGCCTCCGCCGATTGCTGGGCCGAAAAAACCGACACCACACCTTGACGCTTGGCCTCGTTGCTCAAAGCGGCGAGCTCATCGGCCGAGCTGCGAGTGATCGCCCCAACGGCTGACATTTGCTTTTCAAACTTCGCGGCCTTGGCAGCTCCAAAACCCATCCCCGCGGTTAGGGGAAGCATGGCGATCCCGGCGTTGCGCATGCCGTCGCCCATCATTGATAAACCGGCACCGAGCTTTTGGGCGCTCCCCTGCAAACGAGCAAATCCGGCTTGCGCTCTGCGCATGCCCGATAAGGCTTGCTTGTCATCAAACCGGAGGACCCCGCCTAAACCAATACGCTCGAACGCCATGGCTACCGCCCCCGCGTGGCCTTTTTTACGCTGTCGGCCTCGCTTCGTTTTTGCTCGCCAAGCAGCTCCAACAAAAAGAGCCGCTCTTTACGACGCAAGTCTAAGCACGCCCCCCAAGTCATGCCTGGTATGCAATAGAGTAGCGCGAACACCTCCCGCAAAAAATCCTCCCAGCTTGCTACTGGGAGGAACTCTCGAAAAAACTGGCATAGTCCCAATCAAGACTGACCCGCACCCGCCGCCGGCACCTAGGGCACTTTTCATCAACAAGCATGTTTGGCCCGATCTCATGTTCGTCGATCTGGCTTGCGAGCCCTTCAATATCCACCTTGGCCATGTTGTCGAGCTCGGTGGAGGTCAACACCATCGGGCCTATCCCGTTGGCCTCGGCAATGCAGCTTTGCATGACGTCCATTTTGGTGCCGTTGGGATTGATCACGCCCGTTTCGAGCGCGGTCTTGGTGGCCTGGTGAATTGTCGACCACCGGCTTGGCGCAAGTTTGAATCCCGAGGTTTCTTTTCCCCGAATCTCAAACGGGTGTTTCAACTCGTATTCCCACGAAACCGCTTCGAGGTCCTCCGCGGTTCGTACCTCAATCGTCCCAAGATCCGCCCCGTATTTGAACTCGAACGAGCAATTGGGACACGTCAAATCGAGCTTGATCTCCTCGCCTACGCATTGCGTACGCAACCAAACATAGGCGTATAGACCATCCCCGAAAAACATTTGGGAGATCACCACCTCTCGCTCGGCCATGCTCATCGCCGAAAAATCGTGGTGACCTACCCGCTCGAACATGTAGGCGAGTAGCTTGGTTGGAAAACTTCCCTCGTCTCGAGCCTCCCCGCGGAGCCGTCCGACCTCTCGCTCCTCAAGACCTCGCCACGGTTTGCACGCGATCTCTTTTTGAAGTTTACCATCCGGCCCCGGTAACCCCAAAGGGAGCCGCGGCCCTAGCTCTCGTAGCTGAATCTTGGTTGTTGGCACGGGTCACCTCCAATCGGCCTCGCGGCCTTGTTAAGCCCACCCGTTGGGTTCTGTGAGTTTACGGAAGTGGCACGCAACTATCGTGCTTGAAGGTCCACTCGATCGTGGTCATCTCGCCATCGTTGGCCATTTCCGCATCGGGTAGGACCCGCTTGCTGCAAAACATCCCGACGATTGACCACACGCCCGCCACCTCGCCGTGAATATTGATCCACGTCATGGTTGCGGGTCGCTTGTAACCGGGTTGGACCGGATCACGCGACGCGACCAACCACGCCTCGAGATAGGCCCGCTCAACCTTGTGGTGTAGCGGGTGTTGAGCCGTGATCTCGCCCACCATTTCCTCACCGCCGCTCGCTTGGGTGCGGTCTGGCAGCTCCACCACCGTGGTTTCAGACTCAAGGCCAGATACCTCGGTGAAAACAAGCTCCGGAGCTCCAACAATTTGCAGCTTGTAACGGTTTTGACCGACGTGGCCCGGTAGAATTGCGCCTTTCATACGTCACCTCCTCGGAAAGGATCCCCGTGTAGGGCCTTGGCCCGTTTGGAGTTACTCGATCGTGACACCCGCGGTCACATCGGTGGCCGAGGTCGGAGTGCTCGAGGCGTCGAAATCCGCCTTGAGTTGGTTAAATTGCGCCACGATATCGTTTTGCACCGTGGCCAATTCTTTGATCACGTCATACAGCCGATCGATGCCTACCGAGTCGTCAATCCCGGCCCCGGCCTCGCCCAATAGTTTTTTGAGAGTCGCCGCCATGTTTGCCTCCTAGATTGCGCAAAAACCGGCCGCTTTAGGCCGCCCCGTCAAAGATTCCAGCTTTGCCCATTCGCAAAATGAACCGCTCGACCGTATCGGCCAAGCGTAGTGTCAAATCGGCGTACATATCACCGGCCGCTCGGGTGGCGTTGGTGTTGTTCTCGCCGTCAATTTTGATCACGCAAGCGTCCTCGAAAGTATCGCCCCGCAACGCCCGCTTGGCGTATTCGGGCTCGAAAAACGAGCGCAACGCCACCTTGGCGAGGTTCTCGGTAATCGGATCGTTGATCATAAACACGATCCAGTCAAACGATTCCCTCAACACGTTTTCGTAGTATGACATCTGCTCACGTTGGTGCTTCCACTTCCACGTTGGATCCGTGTAGAGGGTACGATCCCCCCAGATCACAAAGTTGCCCTTGAGCTTTTTGATCACCTGCAACCCCGCCGGGTTGAGGATCTCCTCGTTTAGCGCGGTCTCACCCGTTGGCAATTTGAGGATCTGGGGTAGCTTGGCATCCAACCCTGCTTCGGCTTTATGGTAACCGTTGTAGTCAACCGCGATCCGAGCCTCACGGCCATGGACCGCCCCCGTCATGCTCACAAGCATCAAACGGCCCTCGGTGGAGTTTGGATCGGTCTCGTAACCCCAGCTCGGAAATGCCCCAACCGCGTAGGTGCTGCGTCCAATCGTCTCGTTGACATAGTCGATCGCCGAAACTTCGGTGGTGTAGTTTGACGGGATCTCGTAGCGGTATTGGTAGTTTCGAGCATCGGCATAAGCAACACCCGCTTTTTGCACGGCGGTGGCGGTTATTCCCGGTGTTGCCATCTTGATCAACCCGTAATTTTTGCCAAACAGTTGATTGAACGGGCTGGCGTCAACGTCATACGCTTGTTGCGTATAATCGGCGTCAATCAAATCAGCGTTACCGTCACGACCACCAACCAACGGCATTGCTGCCGAGACCATAAACGTGTCACCGTCTGCCCCGTCGGTAGTCATGTCTGACCCGTCGGCCGCTGTGATCGTTTTGTGGTCGTTGTCAACGATCCGATAGCTCACGTTTTTGGCGTTATCTTTGTCTGGGTAGACCCGACCACCGATCAACTCATCGGGTTGGAACGGCTTATAATTGATCACCATAATGTCACCGGAGGCCAGAGCCGTAATGCCCTCGGTGATCGTGAAAGGTGGGGTCCACTTGTTGTTTGGTGTAAACAATGCATCAGTGGCACCCGTACCGAGCGCCCCAAACTTGTCAGAAACCGCGTCAAACGCCCCCACACCGCTCATGGTAACGGTGATCTTTTGCGGTTCCATTTCGTCGGTGGTGGTTCCCAACGCGAAAGTCGCATCGGCACCACCGGGCGATAACGTGATCCGAAAATCGTGGATCACCGCGGTTAAAACCGTGTCGGTCAATCCGGTGTCGATCACCCCGTAGTGATTTGCGGGCCGCACCGCCGCGGTGTGGGCACCGGTCCAAAGGTCCACCACCTCGATCTCATCGTTACCGGTGTCCTCGTTGATCACGTCCACCCAATACTTGCCGTTGGTGGGGTCGGTGTTGAGGTTCGGCCACGTCTTGACAGTCTCGCCGTCAACGAACACCTCGAGGGAAAACTCGGAATCCGGCAGATCCTCGCCGTCACCAATTTTGAACGTCACCTCCTTGCCCTCGCTCTCAAGGACCAGGTAGTAACGCAGATCCGAGCCGCTTAGCGCATCATACTGCGTTTTCATGGTCTGATCGGACGCAAGCGTGATCACACCTGTGTTATCATTGCCAACAATCGGAAATTGAACGTTTGGCACGTCCGCAAGCTCGACGTAACCGCCGGCCCATTGGTCGGTGGTAAACGTCGTGATCCCGGTGTCCAATGTGGTGTCCTCAATATCCGCTGTGCTCGCCACGTCCCCGGTGTAATAGAGCTTTTTGCCGCCCCATCGGCCGCCGTTTTTCGCCTTGATCGTGCCCATGGGTGTGAGCAGGCTTTCGTATCGAGCGTATAACGTGGCCTCGGCCTGCAATTCGTTGCCATCGGTGATCCGCACGAGGTGGACCGCCCCGGCTCCCGCTGCGTTGTCGTAGTAGTCGATCACCGAGTTTGGGGTCTGCCAATCGGTCAATCGGCCACCGCACTTTTTAAAAAACTCGGTTTTGGAAAAAGTTTGGATCAACTCCCCGGGGTTGCCCTTTTCCAGGACACCGGCATAGGCTACCATCCCGAGGGCGCCCGGCTCGATCGTCTTTTCGCCTTCTTTTTCGATAACAACAACGCCCGCGCCGCGGGTTGGGCCAAAACGCTTGACGGCCATGGTCTCCTCCTAAGGTCAATCACCCGCGAGGGTGTAGTCCTCGGTCCCGGTGAGTTTGAACCGTTGCACTCCAAAACTGTCGACGGAATCTCTAGCGTAGACAACGACGTCTCGGATCCGAAACCTCACCCGGCCAGTGTGAACGTCGGCCGAGCTCGGAACGTTTCGCATGTCGTATTCGTCAATTAGCCACAACGTGTAGACCTCGTCAAGTCCCGTGCTTTGCAAGGTCGGGTTGTTTTCAAAATACCGTTGAAGCTCCTCCTTCAGCCGTTGTTGGTCAACGCCCTTGTCAGTCAATGCCAATAGACTGACCTCGAGATCCCCTTGGATAGGGGCATAGACCTTGACCCCAGAGCCATCCCCTTTGTTGACCACGCCGTCGTTTGTGGCGAGGGG